CACCTATTGATTTGGGTTCGGCTTCACACCAGGGAGACGATGTTTTCTTGGCTGTAGCTTCTCCCACTTGGGGCGTTCTAGTATGCGCAATCTACAACTTATTAGGTTTCGCAGGTCAGAACTACAAAGTCACACTTGACCACGAAGGGAGAGGTGAGTTTGTGCGATACTCGTACTCAGTTAAAAATCGGTTAGTTCGTGCTTACCCTGTACGCTCTGCATTGGGTCTAATATCTGGCGAGTTCTTTATGGATTCAGTCATTGATCCGGATGCCAGAACGGCCGCTTACCACGAATCATTCTATCGATGCCAACTTCGTGGTGCCACCTTGCCAAAGAAGCTGCTAGAGCGTTTGATCACTCGTAACTGTGCTATTAGTTACACTGATAATCGGGGAAAGAAGCACCGTATCATCGGAAAAATGGAGTATGCTCTCACTCCAGCCCTATTCGGTGGTCTCGGTGCTCAGGGAGAATCCTTACGTGCTTACGACGCCCCTAACAAGCCTGGATTCCTTCGTATCTTTTCTTCTAGTAGTAAGAGACCCATGTACGAGCCACCACATATCCGGGCCTCTCAAACTTTACGAGGTGTTGCTCTTCTTGACGCTAGAACCGCTGCGAAACAGGATGATCCTAAGCTCATGAATACCGTTCGCGCCAACATATTGAAAAGTGCTCTAACTGGTGCCTATAAAGCTGGGGACGTTAGTGATAGCATCGCGTCATATGCTAAGAAGCTCGAAGCGTACCGTAAAACTATTCAGGTTTCATATGTTCCAGCCCCTCCGCTTTTGCCTTTCAAACACCTCGAATTGCAAGCGATCCAAAAACTCAAGGATACCATCGGAAGGCACACTCCAGTTCAAACCGAATTGCGCGTGCGCTTTAACATTTGGTGTGCTATTATTCCATCTGGTGAAGGAAAAACTACTCTGTGCAAGAAATATCCTCACTTGTTTATTGATGCAGATGACTATGTTGACAAAGACTTTGTCAAAACCCATGCTGATAATGAGGATTGGGACCACCTTAATCGTTATCTCCGCACTGCTAAATACCCTCGTGATGGAAGAGTTTTGCTAACTTGGGGGCCTTCTACCTGCCCGCCTGGAGCTGTGATCCTTCCGGTTATCTTGCTTAAAAACCCTACTGGTATTAGAGCGAATATTGACAATAGGCGCTCACTTACCGATAATGGTTACTCTGTCACGTATGCCGATAATTATGATGCTAGAGACAAGGTTTTACTCGACTTTGCTCGTGAAGCACAAAAAGCCTATTTGACAACGACTCCAGTCATCATGCCTCCGTCACAACTCCCAGTTCCAATCGTTCACTGTTATGGGGCTGCTAACTTTTATGTTGTTCCTGGGGGTTACTCACTGCTGGAGAACCTTTTGGCCCATGTCTCAAGTTTGAAACCTTACGTTGGCACCACAGGTAAAGCTG